GTCATCAAGTTCGCCAAAGAGCTACCTGCGGGTACGTTCACAGACGCAACATATGGTGAAATACTAGCGAGTTATACACGTAATTTACTTGTGGTTGGTCAAGAACAAATCCAATTTATGAATCACGTCGTTGATGTAGACAATCGCACCGTTACGTTCACGAATCTCGTTCGTGGAAAGTTCGGAACAGACGGATACATCCGCAAACACCAAATAGGTGAATTGTGTGCATACTACACTCCGACATCCTTCACGTGGACTGATTTGAATTCTCTAACGGCGGAAGCTGGACGTGTTTCGATCTCTTTAGCAGCACCAGGATCGCCGACCACGCGCCGCACGGTCAACAGGCAATACCGTTCTGTAAAGATAGAATGGATGGGCGGCGTTTTCCTATACAAGGATCATCCACTCAGGGTTATTTTCCAGTACCAGCCACGTGTTCCTTTCCGCAACACACTGACTGACGACGGGCAGATACCTGGATTGATTTCGGGCAAAGTTCTTAAAATATTCCTACTCACATCCGAGTATGATCCTGCGCTTTTCCAGGAGGCTTTCAGAAACGGTGTTATTGGTGGAAGTTCCTACATAAAGGGCGGAAACTTTGTCCACGCCGACTTCGAAAGTAACGCTTTTCCTTATGAAACCGATCCCTCCATTGAACTGTTTTCTTGGAATGCTTTGGGGTACGCAAGTGGAACGGGTAGTTATTGGAAATTGACTAATGATGTTTATATCGCTGTAGTCAAAGGCAACGATTATAAAAAGGCTACAGGATACACCATTCCTGCGGGGACGCAGTATCGTGAACAAATCGGAGCCTATCAAGTGACGAAGTTGGGAGGAGTCCTCCGTGTCTTCTAGAAAACAACAATGTAAGGTTCCACAAAATAGTTGTTCGCGCGCTGGAACCGGGCCAGGGTGTTCAGGGGATTCCATCATTGGTGGACTCCATAAGAAAACCTGTCTGGATGAAGCGAAAGAATATTGTGAAAAGGGCTTAACTGACTGCATCGCAAAATGTGATGAAGACAAAGAGACAAACATGAAAGAGAAGATGGGTGGAGCCTCTTCTCTCGTGCAAGGAACATACTCACCTGAAGGTGTTAAAGGCTCAACAAGTGGCAACAGTTATACAGCTACAGAATCCATCGTAGGTGCGGAGCCTTATGGCTTGGGAGATAGCTCTCTCATTCGCGGTCCAAGCGATACCGGTGGTATGGACCTTCACGCTGTGTGGGCAATTCACGCAACATGTATGCGTGATTGTTACTATGACATCATTCCGTACTGTGAAACTGTGCAGTGCTACTGCCCTAATCTCAAGTGCGATGCGGGCAGCAAAAATAGCAGTGGAACAGGCAGCGGAGGCGACGTAGAAAATTTCGATTATAAATATGAGACTGACCAGTTAAACGGCGTAGAATTTGATACGACTTCTCAGTACGGAGGTTTAATTGAACTTGTCTACACACGTTCGTACATGCCGGGGAACGTCATTTGGATAAGTGACGTTGAGACGACGCGTACGGATAACGTCTATACAATTACAGACCGTGATACGAATACAGTTACAGTGCGCACAGCGATATCGGTATCGAATACTGTTGATATGCACATTGGTCTTTGTGCAGGCGTCACGAGTGATATTTTATCCATACGCGTGAACGGGGCTATTTATTACGATCGCGGGGATACTGCGTATACCTCGATTGCTGACACTTTTGAATTGATGAGCGGCAGTGAGTCACAGCGTGTTAGACAAGTCATCGCTGAAGAGTATGGATTTGGCAGAGCACCCGCTTATCGTGGGCTGTCCTATCTCGTGTTAGGGGACTTCCAATTAAGTGGTCTCACACAGTTTCCCAAATTTTCAATTGAAGTTGCGAAGAGCGTATCACGAACAGCCGCTTACCAAGAAGGGGAGGCTCTACCTGGAAAAGATTCCTCAACAGTGTGGTCTGTTGTTCCAGAATCACGCCGCATCTATGCTGAGTCATCGACAGGCGTTATGTGCGTGGATGCAGATACGTTGGCCCCTCGTTGGGACGTACCTGTAACTGATCCTATTGAGGTGACGCCTCTAGGCAAGATTCTGACATACGATGGATCGAGAATAGAGGTAGTAGATTCTCCTTTCGAGGAGTCGTATGGTGGCTACACTGCTTCGCTTCCTATCTCGCAAAGTTTCCTTTTTCGCACACCTGATATGACAGGCAACTCGTCTTTGAGCTTGTTTGCGCAAGATGGCGCTGGAAACACGATAGCCGAAGAAATCGTTGAAGGTATTCCTGTCTTTCCTACAGACGCGGTAGCTATCCGCGATCTTTCGGGATTTGACTCTGCACCACACGATGCAGCGGTTGATGTGTATAACTACACACCGCAGGCTTCTGGAATTTCTTCACTACAGCGCTCCCTCTTCTTCGCGCGAATCACGCCTGGAGCTTTTGATACCGTTCGTATGCGTGAACTGCGCATGATTGGGGCGTTGTCTGATCGCTTGTTGGAAAGAGAAGAGTGGTACGAGTATGACCTTGTACCCCTCAACTTTGGCAACGTGAATACGCTCGCGATTCTTGGACTGGTACCTAAAAAGGATGGCTCTATAATCATATTCACAGGAAGTAATTCCGGCTATCTGGCCACCTGTTGGAATGCACAGCAAGGCGTGGTGTGGAGAACAGTGCTACCGGTTTGCCCGTATTTTGGTAAGTATTCTCCCGTCGATACGTTGTTGGATACGGCATTCTTTTTTCTAAGCGGTACAACCGTTCGTAGATTGGATGTAGAAACAGGTGCACTCTCTACGTGGACTCTACCATCCACACCTCCTACGCTGGATGGTAAACAGTTTTACGTCTCTCGTAGAAAAGAGATCATATATGAGAGCGCCGGAAACAAACTCGCGCGCATTTCATTAGAACAATTCACGACGAATAAAGAGACAGTAGGAGATGTCGCGCGCGATTTGACGGAGCGGTTAGGGTTATCTCCCGGTGATTTTGATTACACTGATATCGATACGATTGAGATTACCGGCTTTCGTTCAGGGACGAATGAAACAGCTGCGGCTATTTTGCGAAGCTTAGCTGACATATATCAGTTTACGTTCTCGGCGGAAGATCGCTTAACCTTTATCAGTAAGACTACTGATACGGCTTTGGTAGTCAACCCTGATGATGTTATTAACACAGCGCTACGCACGCGCACTATTGTGAATAAAGAGGATAAGAGCGTTCGCGTTTCCTATTTCAGTGTAGAGCTTCTAGGCGAACAAGCAGAACAATCCTTTACCTTGGACCAAGACGCTGAACGAATTATTGCTGGCTCTGAGACAACGTATAGTTGGCCAGTGCTGGAAGATGCTTTGTTCATGCGTAGGGTTGCGGAAAGATTGGCGACAGGCGGAACGACGCAAACCAGCGGAACGAATTTAGCTATACCACCTCGGTACTTGTACGTTACCCCTGGAGACACATTAGCGAACGGAGAGCGTCTACAGCGCGTTACGATAGGCGCTGATCTAACTATCGAATTCGCAGCGCTGAGCGATACACCTCAGAAGTATGGAGAGATCGTCCCTATAAATGCTCAGGAAGTCCTTAGTCGCCGTGTTTCGATTGACCGCACGACGCTAACACTGGCTTCGCCTATAGCCGTGTCAACCCGTCCTGTGTTTCCTGGGAGCAATGGCTTATCTTCTGCCGTGTATGGCGGTCTCGCTAACATTGATGAAGCTTTCGACGCGCCAACTACGATGGCTCCAACAAGTTCGCTTGTAGATTTTGTCCCTTCCCGTCCACAGTTCATAGCGTCTAATCCTCTATCCTGGGGGAGATTGACGCAACTGCCACCTCAACATATCACGGCGCGTTTTCGTACATTTAAAGAGGATTCGTTAAAAATCACTTTCGCTGATCAAGCGATGGCGGATCGTGTGTTGAAGAAGGTTAGCCAATATGGTAAATATCCTGATCAAAGAACTGTAGACCCTTTCTACAATATGATCATTATTGGCAAAGAAATCATGCAGTACGGTTACGCTACCGGTTCTATCGGTCTTTCCCGCGAAGTTACCTTTACGAATCTCGTCCGCAACGGGCAGAACACAGATGCGCACTACGGTAGCCACACGCTAGGTGAAATGTGCGTCGTCGCTGATAAGGATACGTGCGCCTATTATGAAGTGGCAGAAGGCAACGTTGGAGAAACGTTCAAACTGTACAGCCATGCGCTTGGTCCAGAGCAACGCCGTTACGACGTGCTTGTGGATGAGACAGCACTTCTTCCAATAGAGCCAGGGTATATTCTCCGTTACGACGTGCCGCCGTTCTACTCGTACAACCCGCATGAAACGCGCGTGTATTTCCGCACGAGAAACGCTAGGTGGCAAGGCTTCAGGCCAGACACTGCGGATCAAAGTTTGTCTACTTATGGCATGCTCGGTAATAACAGCATGTATCTTCTCCGCACCGACTACGATGAATCATTGTTTGAAGCTGAGCGCTTCGGTACGGGGACATCTTATATCATAAAGCGCTATCATCATTCCGTGTATTCCGCCTTCAACGCGAACGATCCTTCGCAGTACTATTTCTTCTTAGGTAAGATGCCCACATATGGTGGGCCTGTTATCACTTACGATGTTCTGTGGGATATGGATACGGAGCCGTTGATTGTTGTCTTCATGGCCGAAAACGCCCACGGAGAAACTCGCACTGTCTACAAATTCCCAGTAGGGGATTACACACAGGGACCTACAAGAGGGCTGAAAATACTATGACCGATTATGGCCGTTTTGGTAGTACCGCTGCTGAGAATTATGGCTCTCCGATTTACAAATCGGATGCGATGGGAGTCAAAGGTGAGAGTACGAACATTCTTGAATGGACAAGTGATGTTCAAGAGATGGTGGAAAAACTATTCAAAGGAACCGATGCGAACGGCACCGGTAAATTCTCAAAGAATTGTCAGGACAAAAAAGGAAAAGTCCCTGGAATAGGGCCAAATTGCGCGAAAATACCTGAACAGGCCCAATCAGATATGGTTGAGTGTTATTACATAATGACGCTGGACTGTATCAACAGTTATCGATCAAGCGTGTACGAAAGTACGGCGCGTTTTATTACAACGTACGTAGAGACGACAGAAACGCGTAAAACAGCGGATGGTAATGACCGCTGGGGATATGACGTAACAGCTTTCAATTACACCTCCTTGGAGTTGGAACGCGCTAAGTATGATGAGTACACGGCAGAGTTCGATGAGTGTGTTTCAAAACTAGAAGATGATTGTGAATGTAAGCAATGCGTAACTGGTTCTTATTCTCCTCCTGATGAGGATGATGAAGACACGGACGTTGAACCTGTTCTGGAAGTAGTAGACGATCAAGGTATGACGGCTAACTACGGGAGCCTAGAAACGTCATCAGGCTTTACTATTATTCCTCGCGTATGGGGACGGTATGTAATTGGTGGCAACATCATATGGATTGGGAATCAGCGCAATATCTTAGACTCTGTAACGTATGATACGGATACAGGTCGTGTTACGGCGCAAGCCTACGAAAATTATATAGATATGGACGTGGGGCTTTGTGTAGGTGAAGTTGACGGCGTTATTCGCGTGTGGATGGATGATCTCCTTATCTATAACGACATCCTCGTTCTTGATTCACTAGGTGAAGCGACCACGGACTTACAGAGCGAAGCAGGTGCGCCGAATCCGTTTGATTTGTCTTCGATGGCGATCAACGCTCCGCGAATTCGCTTCTTCGCCGGTACGTCTTCTCAAAAGGTTTCCGAAGAATCAGCAACCCAAGAGGGTTTCGGGCGTAGCCCTGCCTACCGAGACTTATGTTACATGCGCCTCGAAAATGTAAATCTAAATCTGTTTGGTGGAAAATTCCCTGAACTTAGAATTGAGATTGCGTCGTTGACGGAGGCCGATACGCGTTTTATCGATAGCGGCCCCGAAACGATTGACGCAGAGTACCTTTCAATTGAGCCTCGCACAGGGCAGCTTTTTGCTATCTCGGGGGATGATTTAGCGATCTTTGACTGGGATACGTTGGAGAAAACGTGGACGACACCTTACGACGTATCAACAGATAAACTAGGTGTGTTGCCCTCTGGATATCCGCTGCGCTTCACGCCGTTTGCGACGTTCTACGAAAAAGCCGTTGTGTATGATCAAGCCTTTGCTTTCAGAGAAATGGCTGTGGATGAAAACACTTCAGGAGATGAAGTTGCTATCTCTCCTCATAATTTTAAACCTCTACTGATTACGACATCCATTTATAACGCTACAGATAAAAAGGGCGTTGATAGAGTCGTTTATACGACAGAGGCCGACCATATTTGTTATCTGGATTATGATTATACAGATGAATCACTCTCTGCTCATACAGTAGAGTCTATGCACGTCTATTCAGGCACAGGTACCGTTGTCGAAAATTCGATCTATAATGATGAAACTGGTACGTACTACGTACAGTTCCGAGTGAATACGACATCGGCAACTGCTTTGGATATTTGCAAGTATCTTATCGCTACTGCTGACGGCACGTCTGATACACTCATTACGCCAGAAGATTATACGTTATTCACGATCCCAGGCGTAACTCTGTGGGACGGAGAGACGACGGGTATCCGTATTTTACAGGCTGTGTCCTCAGCGCGTGATAATAGTATTATTTTGTTCATACGACAGGATGATACGGAAACGAATCGCATCGTTAAACTCGACCCATCAAACATGTCCATTTTGTGGTCTGTTACTTGCGATCACCGTGTAGAGCCGTGGGGGAGAATGGGTGCGCCGGTTAGCTCCCGTTCTGCCTCCAATGATCTCTATTTCTTATCTACTTCAGGACAGGTGATTTCCCTCGATTTATCGAACGGAGATTTGTTTTACGAAGGGAACCTATCTGACTATGGTTGGCCAGCTTACGCTACAGAAGGCGCACAGTACTTCGATGGAAGAACCGCGTCGCTTACTTACGTAACCACGACTAATAAAATTGCACGTATCTTCTTTGATCGCGTTAATCCGCTGCGCGTATCTTTGCAAAGAATTGCAGAAGACATTGCTAATGGGTCGCCACTAACAACAAACATCATCGATGCCACCGCTCTTAGCACTATTACGATTGCGGGTTACGCCGTTACAGAAACTATTTCAGTGAAGGATTTCTTTTCTGAGGTAGTAGATTTTTATCAGTTATCGGTCATTGATGACGGAGCAAGCATTGCACTCGCGCCTAGAGGAGATTTATCTTATGCCACTGTGCTGAATAGTGATTTCGATATCATCGCAGATACGACGAAACGCACCTCACTTAGTCAAGGAACACTCCCTGATTCTGTAAGGGTCTCATTTGTTACAATCGACAACACGGGGCTTGTGCAGAACGTGCAAGAACTTTCCGTGCGAGGAGATGATGAAGTCACGCTCCAAGCGCCGAAAACGATAGAGTTTGAATTAGCGGTGAATGAAGACCCTGATATTATGCGTCTTTACTCGGAGCAAGCCCTTATCGCTTCTCGCAGTGAACAGGCCACTTTGGCAGCTGCGCTCATGCCGCGCCGACTCGCACTCACAACGCATGATCCTATTTCATTGAACGGGACTGTGTATCAGATCACCACAACTTTCTTGTCACCAGACAATAAAACAGAGGTGGTGGGAGCGCGTTTCAACATAGAAGATTTTTCGGCCCAAGTTGCGGTATCTAGCGCGTCCCTGTATAACGAAGTAGCAATAAACCGTGTCACTAAGGCCGGAATGTACCGCCCTGTTATGCTGTTCACGAATGCCTTGAATAATGGTGATTCTCTGCGCTCAACAAGTGGAAGACAAATCGCTTATGCGGGAATCGAAGCAGGTACACCAGACGTTCCAACAACTCGTATCTATCTACGCGTGCCAGAGCACGAGGGGGTAATCCCGGATCGCTTGGGTGCTTCCTATGCGGACGAGTACTTTACAGTGCCTCCGTCTGATTTGTATGTTTCGGCTCCAGTTAGTAAAGCCGCGCATTTCGGCTTCCTGTACATCCCACCAGATTCACCGAATATCCGTAAGCAACCCTGGACCTCAAGCGTCGATGATTACATGACTGTGGAATTCGCGCGTGAAGACACGATGGATTTAATAGCATCGCTGACTGACCACGGCTATCCGGGTTATCCTGTTCTCGAAAATGAAGCAGAAAACCTTCTTATCGTTGGGCAGGAATACATTAAGTTTGGTAGCTATACGATTGACGACGCGCGCACAGTCACATTCACGTCGCTAGTACGGGGTTATTTAGGAACATCTCCCTATCAGGAGCATGAAGAAGGCGTGCGCGTGTATTTATACACACCAGACACTTTACAGCCTATAAGCATTAACCCCGCATACACAAAACGCCGCTCACGCGCAAAGATATTCACCTCTGTGCCCGCCCCGTCGGGAACCTCTCAACAGGTCTTTTACCCGGTAACAGATGCAGGGTCAGCTAGACCTTGGCCACCGACAGCCCCCGAAGTACTGGCAAAAGACGGAGACATCACCAAGCTAGTGCTGCGCGTGAAGCGTGATCATCCCTTATTCTTTGACTTATTGTCAGATGGTGGACCTATTCTCGATATTTGGAGTTCAAATGAGTATTATTTATCAGAGGTATTCTCATCGAATCGCAACTACAATTTCGACGTTAAAAACTTCAATTTAGCGGCGTGGCAAGTACAGACTTTGGAAAACGACGGTGAGCCGTTCGTGGATTTTGAAATTGATATGCCACCCGGTGTATCGGCCAAGTACGTCCTACTGAGTCAAATCAGTAGAGACGGAAATGGTGAAATGATCGCGGGACATCCTGTCCAAATCCGTGTAACGTGGGGTAATGAAGATACGTATCCATCGACTTGACAGGTTAACCTTAACCTCTTATATTAATGGAACCTTAATTTACCCAAATAAACCAAGTAGGACCCTAAAATGGTGTCATTCGTAGATACGCGCTTTCCTGAAGATATTAGTTATGGCTCGCAAGGTGGCCCTAGCTTTAATACGACGGTTTATACTGCTACCTCAGGGTTCGAGCAGCGCAACATGAATTGGGAAGACGCACGCTGCGTGTATGACATTTCCTACGGGATTAAAGACAAAACCGATATGGGTGTTGTGCTCAACTTCTTCTATGCGATGCGCGGAAAGGCAATCGCTTTTCGCTATAAAGATTGGGCGGATTATAAATTATCCCAGGAACTCATCGCCGTTGCAGATGGAACAGCTGTAGATTTTCAAATCACCAAAACATACAAAGCGGGCGTACAGGAGTACGTTAGAACTATTCGAAAAATCGTCACGCCGGTAGTCGGCCCGCCTGCTATTGTTTTTGAAGTGCGTGTCAACGATGTTCTCCAAGTTGGCGGTTATTCCGTAGATTATAACACCGGTATTCTTACATTCACTGTCGCGCCTACCGCAGCCGCAACGATCAAAGTAACTGGCGAATTCGATGTTCCTGTGCGCTTCGATACTGATGCCATGGAGATCACCGAGGAAGCCTGGGAGCTAGAAACGTGGGATTCCATACCACTGATCGAAATTAGGACGGTGGCATAATGCGTAATATCCCCGTACCTCTGCAATCGCATATTGACGGTGAAGTTCTTTCATTAGGACGCTGTGTAAAACTCACGCGCACAGATGGCGTAGTTCTTCGACTTACTTTGCATGATCGCCCCCTCACGGTGAATGGTGATTATTATCGTGCAGACATCCCCACTGAAGTCTCAGCGCTAGAAAGCTCTGACGATCTCACTGTGGACAACGCTGAATTGACTATCGGTATCGATGAAATCACTGTTAAAACTAGTGATTTCGATGTGGGCCTGTACGATAACGCAACGTTTGAAATGTTTCTTGTTAATTGGGCCTCGCCGGGAGATGGTGTGATCCACCTAAAGCGTGGAACGGTTGGCGACATTGAAATAAATGAGGGTGTATCCGCTAAGCTTCAGTTGCGCGGCCTTACACATATTTTGCAGCGTCCACTGGTTGAGCGCTACTCACTGACGTGCCGTGCCGCCTTAGGGAGTAAGCGCTGTGGTTACGTAAATATGCCCCTACGTATACGCCGTGATAATCAGCGCGTTCGTACTTATGACTGGTTTCTCGAACCTACAGCTAATGTTACAACGCCTGCTTTGTCAAATATGTCTTTTGACACCGCAGCACTTGCAGGTTGGACTGTACCCAGCGGCTCTTTATGGGCGCAAAATAGCGCTTTCACTCCCGCAGACGGGACATACTATGTGGAAGCGGGTGCAGGTTCAGGTGGCCAAGAACACGTTCTCTATCGTGACTTGGATACTACAACATTGGGGATGGTTGCAGCTAATATCGATACAGGCACTTACTCTTTCGATTTCTCAGTCCGAATCGCGGGAACATCCAATACTTTTAC